TGATGGTCTTATTATAGGCACTAGTAAGGGTTCTGTGTATCTTTATGATGGAAATAAACTCACAGGTCCTATATTTACAGCTTTTAATGGAATCGCATTACCTATAACATCAATTATCATTCATCAATTTTTACATGAATCTGAATCTTATGTTTATGTTTCCACTGATAAAAAACCAAGATTATATAGATCTAAACTTTCTGAAATATCCAGTAATGCTTCATGGTTGCAAGTTGGAAATACAGGAGATTTAGCTTTATCTTCAGGCGGTGCAATGTCTTTGGTTTCTGCTTTTAATAAAATATTTGTTGGATGTAGATCTTCTAAGATGGTGAGATATGAAAGATTTATAAATGAATTAGGACTTGAATCAGAAACTGTCACAAGTACATCTTTAGTAAATCAAAATTTAGGATTGAGTGAAACTTCTCTTCCATCTGTTCGGACATTAGCTGCATCAGATAATCAAGTATTAGCTGGTTTAGATGGTAGGCCAGAAATTTATAGTTATGTTGAGACAAGCGTATTAAATCCATCTAATGTTGATAAGTGGATGCAGGTTGAATTTGATGAGATTTTTGCTAGAGATCCATACCCTGCTCAATATTATTTTAGTTCATCTACGAGTTATTTAGGAAATTCAACTCAAAGATCTTCTTCAGCTTTATCATATAGTCCAATTATAGATGATAACTACATTGGCTCTATTAGAAATTATATAGCTCTTGATACTACAGCTTCATCTACTGCTTTATTCTCGTTTGATTCTGGAAGCGATTGGGAATATTTGTGTAATTCTATCAAGCCTGTGTATACAAATCCATATAATGCGAAAGTTGCTACAACAGGTTTAATTTCTCTTTCAGGAATTCAGACAGTTGATGGGATTTTGTTAAGTTTAGGGGATAAAGTTCTTGTAAAAAATCAAACTAATTCAAATGAGAACGGATTATACATAGTTTCTGCTTCAAGTTGGGTTAGAGATTCTTCTTTTTCAACAGGAGCATCTAATATTTCAGCTGGTTGGGCAATTAATGTAGATTATGGAACTAGAAATATAAAATCATTATGGATTTTACAGAGCGCTTCAGATTATACTTTTGCCACAGGATCATTTGTTTTTGATAAATATAAATATTCTATAGATTTAGATTTACAGCATGCTTCTGGAACTGGCAAACAAGCGATTGAGGTTTCGGATGGTTTTTATAATTATACCTTGAGATATGATTCAACAAAAATGTATCTTGAGAATGGAACTTCTACTACTGAAATTTCTTATTATCCAACAATTAATAGTATTGAAAAGTCAAACATTATTAAAATTTGGAGTTTTTCAAATAATAATAACGAAGATACTGGTCCATATTGGGAAAGTACAAATGCTACAGCAATTAATGAAGATTGGTTTGCTGGAAAATATGTAGTGCCAGTAGGTGATAGTAAAAAAGCTGGAACACCAGTCAGTTCTGGAAATGAACAATATTTAAATGTTCAATTAGATTCAAATTTTAATTATGGTAATCCATTTATATTTTGGTCTAATACAGATTTGTTTAGTTCTGATTTTACTACACAATCTTTAACTACTCCAAAAACTATAATTGTAGATGAAACCACTAGAGTTAAGATTAAGTTAAGATTAGTTTATAGCACTCCTTTGTTTGAAAATGCTGCAGAGGCTAAAATTAGAATGTATTGGTCATCACATTCTAAACAAGATTTAAACTACTGTGAAGTTCCTCTTGAAAATAAGTCTGCAAGATATTACACTTATGAATTTTCTCCATCCTGGAATGGCGAAGTGAATTATTTAGCATTTGAGTTTGCTAATTTTGAAGAAAACTTAAGACCAAGCAATATCTATATTGATTATGTTATAATTTTTGATAATGATCTGCCAAATTCTATAACACAAAATCCTACATCTATAAGAATTGGTGTGGAAAATAGAGATTTGAAGATTTGGTTTGGTGGAAATGCAAATCCCGTACTCAGTAAAGTTAATTGTCTAGTATCTAAGAATAGCTCCCAGTATGTAAAGCTTGGTAAAGTTGACTATTCAGAAGCTGCTTCAAAATTTATATATGGACACTTAAATTTCTTATATGGTGAATCATTATCGCCAGCTACTAAGAAGATTGATGATTTTCATTTGACATGGAGATTCCCTTCTACTGGTGGTGTACAAAAATTAGTACATCATTTAGGCACTCTTTATGCTTTAACTGATGGCTTGGTAACAACAAGATTATCTGACAACCCTATAGATAGAATGAGTAAAACATTTAAATATATTGCTGAAAAAGAAATATGGGTACAGGAAGATGGAGTTGTCACAAGGGAAATTATTAATAATGACACCAAGGGTATGATCAGACCTTTATTAGCAATAACTCACAATAATATTTTAGTTGTGTCAGGTCAATACGAAAGCATAATTGTCTAATATGTCTCAAGATAAGAAAACCAGAAAGTCTAAAAAAACCCAAAATGCGAATATTTCTTCTACTCCTGTAATTAATGAAGTATCTGCATTAACTGTTCAACCAAGTAATTTTTTTGATATTTATAGTTGGATAGATTCTCCCACTGTGCTTCCTAAATGCGAAGTTCTTGAGAAAACATACACTTATCCTAAAGCTAGTGTGTTTTTAGATACAAAACCACCTCAAGGCTATGTTATTATCAATCAAAATGAAGATACAGGTGGGATTTTTGTTCATCAATTTTCTGCATTTTCTTCATCTTCCTCATCTGATAATACGACTTCTAATGTAAGGACTTTAACTAAGAGATACGAATCTTGGAGTTATACGCCTAATATTGAACAAGAAATTAAATCTGTCACGATTAAACTGAAAAAAAGTGGCACGATTTCTAACTCAGCTAATGGATTTAAATTTTATATTTATTCCGATAGTGCAGGGAATCCAAATAGTATTATCTCAACTTCTACATCAACATATACATTTGCTACGTTAACTGATACATTAGCAGATTATAAATTTGATATTGTATACACTTTATCTCAGTCCACAAAATATTGGTTTGTAATTGAAATAGAAGTGTTTCCACCAACTTCTGATAATGCAAATATTTATATAGCTTCACAGGCAGATTCTAACAATAACTTTGCATATTCTTCTGATAACTTAACATGGCAGAAAAGTTCTGGTAGAGCATATTTTATTTTAGAGGGCGAGAATTCTTCTTCTTTATCTGATACTACAGTTGCTTATGACATGTTAGATAATCCCATAAGAATAGCTAATAATTTTGGAGGATCTGAGAATGAAAGTTCTTATGAAATTATTGGCTATGGTGGAGTTCAGTATCTTAATAAATCTTTTGATCCAATATCGGTATCAACTTTAGGTATTGCTACATATCCATCTGTTGCATCTTTAATTATTGGTGCAACAGCATCTACATCTAAGCAATATTCTATTGAAGTTAAATTAACTCCAGATTCAGATTGGTTATCTGTATATAAGACTATTGCTGACCCTTATTCTTATGAATTTTTAAAGTATACGTTTAAAGATCCCGTACAGCTATCAAACATAAGAATTTCATACAGGGGAGATTACTATGCAGGTTCAAATTTAGGAAAAATTACAATTTCAGGTTACGATGATATTTCAGGTGTTTCAGATTTTCAAGCTTCACATTATTCAGATTTTAGAGATGTAACAGATTTTCCATCTGCTGATCTTGAAGGTTGGGTTAGTTTTGAAGAGGGTATTTCAACATTTGATTGGCTTCTTTCAAATACACCTAGGATTTGGTCAGAAAAGGCAACCTCTGCTGATAGTCCATTTACAAAGTCTATTTCATTCGGTTCTAAAATTGTATCTGTAGCAAATAATAAAATTTATAATTATTCAAATAATTCCCTATCTGTTGTATTGACTTTATCTGCTAATGTTGAAATTACAAGCCTGGTCAATCATAATGGAAAACTTTATGCTGGTACTAATAACGGTTTAGTTTATGAATCAGCATCTGGTACATCATGGGCATATATTAATCCTCCGACATCTTCTTTAGACCCAACACCAATTTACACTCTTCCGATTACATCTTTAGCTTCGTATAGAGGAATGCTTTGGATTGGCACACGCTCCAATCAGACTTTAAAAGCTTCAGTATATTCATGGAGCGGAACTTCTATTGATAAGAAAAAAGAATTTAATGAATTAGAAGTGTCAACTCTCACTTCTGCATACGCTAATCTATTTGTTGGAGCTAGTGGTAAAGATGGATTTGGTGATGCTACAGTTTATAAATTTGACAATAGAGATTGGTCTTTAGCATTACAATCCGACTATGATCAAATTGATGTACTTTACTTCTCTGTGGCTGCTAACTTAGTCTTTGCAGCTTTTAGAACAGGCGATATTTACTCATTGTCATTTGATACAACTAATAACCCAGTTTCTTGGAGTAGATTGTATGAGACTGATAATGGATATTTTTATGGAATTAATGATGATTTAACAGGCGGTTTTGTTTGGTTTACAGCTGATAAAGAAGCTATAGGCTATAAGTTATCTGATAAATCTTTTAGTTCTGCTTCGTACCCAGATTCAAATAATAATGGAGTAGATATAACTTATAGATCTTCTACGATAGATTCTTATAAATTATTTGATAACTATACTCAAAAAATTTCTGCCTTTTCAAGCAATATTAACTTTACTGATTTTGATACAAATCCATTATCGGCAACATCTTATTATAATGTCACAATTGAAGGATATATTAAATCTGATCAAACTGATTCTTATGATTTTAGATTAGCTACAGATATAGGTGCTAGAGTTTATTTAGATGATACTTTAGTTGCAGATTCATGGACAAATAAAACTGTTGTGAGCAATACTGTATTTACCAAATCTTTAAAAAATACTCAGTTAACGAAAATTAAAATAATTGGTTTTGTAGATACTGTCACCACCCCTTCTCTTGAATTAGCATGGAAATTATCAAGTGGAAGTACATATGTAACAATTCCAAGTGCTAATTTATTCAGAAGAAACTCCGCATCAGATATTATTAGATTTTCAACTAATACTTATGCGTCTTTAAAAGATGGATTTATTTATGAGTTTGATTCTTCTTCAGTGACTGGATCTAGCAAAGAAGTTTATGTTAGATTAAAAGATGTTGCTGGAAATTATCATTCTTCTAACCCTAGTTTAGTAAATCTTAATAATAATCAATACGAAAAAAATCTATATATTTATGACAATATTAAATTAGGCAATCCAACAATTACTACTGGCACAACAACTATTTCTATCTCTCAAGGAAAGATTTATCAAGTTGGTACAGATAAAAATATTAAAGCTACATTTGTATCTAAAGATATTTCACCATTGTATGCTCCTGATAGAAAAATATCTGTATCAGGCTACTATGCAACAGAACCATTTTATATTTCAACATTAACAAGATGGGATGATTTAGTAGTATATACAACAACGCCTGCGGGATTAGCAATTGATTCAGGTTTAGAATATGGCACAGAGATTAGAATTTATTTAAGAAGCTCTGATACAGAAAATGGCTTATTATCTACAGACTGGGGAGATCCATATTCTTACGGAACAATAGGAAATAGTGCTAATGCTGGAGTACACATTGGTACATATGATATCTCTACTATCACAGGTAAATGGATGCAATTTAAAGCTGAATTAGTATCTTCTTCGCCAAATTCAACTCCAATATTAAGAGGCGTAAGTTTCTCATATGTAGCTGCTAATTCTTCATATTTCTTTACTAAATTATTTGATACCAGTGTTGAATCTTTATCAACAGTGTCTCCTGAATTTAGAAGAGGTCTTTTGACAAGTAATGAGATACCAAATGGTGGAAGAATAGTATATGGTTATACTAATAGCAGTGATGCTGTTGCTTCATTTGATTTCAATAGTTATACCATCATCGAACCAAATAAAGTCTTTGAAATTTCAGAACCAGCTTCAAAGATTAGGTTTGGAATTCTATTTGTATCTGTAGGCTTAACACCAGCGATTGTAAACGATTTTGCGGTACAACTTGACCTGGGTGAAGAAGACCTTAAATTCATGGATTAATAATGTCAAAACGAACCAGTATTTATAAATATCTCTATCTTGAATTAGGAGATAAATGGTATCCAGGTTACGATTATGAAAATATGCTTACTGCTGAAAACCAATTGCAGGGCTTATATAAATTCATTGGTACTGGAGTTATTGAAGGCTGGGAAGTTACTAAATTATCTGACTATGTTTTAGAGCAGAAATCTTTAATAACTGCATGGCGTAATGATCCAGATTCTGAACTAGGGCAGAGATATTTAGCTTTAAGTTTAAGGCCAGATGTTCAAGTTAGATTAGCATCAACAGAAAATATTGTTAGTTTATCAGGCTTGTTTGCTATTGATAATATTACTTTATCTTCTGGTGATAAAGTTCTAGTTAAAAATCAATCCACTGCATCCCAGAATGGTATTTACACTGTATCTGCTGGTTCTTGGTCTAGATCAGATGAATTGAATTCACCTGTTGATTTTGTTTCAAATTTTATTGTTTTAGTGAGTGAGGGAAATGTATATTCTAACACTGTTTGGGTTATGTCTAATCCACCTTTATCTGGAGTGGTCATTGGTTCCACAAGTATATACTTTGAAGATGCTTTTAAACAAGTAATAAGAGTTACTCCTGGGTATGGAATTGTAGATTTATTTTCTGCAAGAACTTACGAAACTTCTTATATTAGACATCAATCTGAAAGTATTTATTACGTTTGGGCTGATAAGAGCTTATGTTTAAATTCTGAAGGTATTTGCGCTATCGTTTCTGTTGATAATGAATTTTACGATAGTATTTCAGAAGCCACATATCTTGCAGATGTTACATTTACAGCTGATCCAGTATCTGGTATTGCTACCATTTATTCAATTGAATATAGTGATAGAAGAAATAATCTTAAAAACTTAGCATCTGCATTAGAAGACGCTTTAAGTAAAACATTCTACAGACATGTCCATTTAGGGAATTCTGATACACCTTCTAAGATTTTATTGTCAACTCAATTAATTTTAGATTGTTATGCACCTACATCGTCTACGATTTTTGATGTAAAGATTCAATCAGATGTACCATTAGCTGAAAGAAGTAATTTTATCTGGTCTTCAGCAAATTATGGATTACCAGAAGTTAGATTAAATAACATAAAGCTTGATGAAACTGAATATACTTTAAATCCATCTATTGGGAGAATTTATCTTAAAAATAGCCTAGAAACTGGAAACTTACTTCAATTAGTTTTACCATTGT